AAAAGCTTCGGCAAGTTCAAGTACATTTGTATTCGCTGAAGCTGCTGTAAGAGCAAATACATCATTGATTCTACCAAGGTCTTCAACTTGAAGCCCAAGAGCACTCATGATGTTTGTAGAAATATCTGCTGCCTCTGCCATAGATAAAGTACCAGCAGCAGCAAGCTGTAATGTTTTTGGTATAGCTTTCATTATCTGGTCAACTGATAAACCAGCCATGCCAAGAAAACCCATAGCATCTGCAGCTTGAGAGGCTGAGAATTGAGTTTCTGCACCAAGTTTCTTTGCAAGTTCTGTCATCTGAACAAAACGAATATCTGTCTTGTCAGCTGTTACTTGAGTAACAGCAGCAACCTTATTCATGCTATTTTGAAATTTAGTGGAAGTGTCTACAATAGATTTACCAAAAGCAAGAAGAGGCAGAGAGAGCATGCCACCAACAAGGGTCATGCTTGCTCCAAGCTTCTGCATTTTGGCTCCCATGGCCTGCATAGGCTTGGTCATCTTATCAACCATCTTAAAAAGAACTGATATGTTATAGGTTGCCATTCTTTCTTTTATCCTTTTCCATTTACAGTTTCAACATACCACTCAATTCCATCTGACCAAAAAATTAAGTCCTCAACATCCATCTCCCATATAGACTCTGGAGGGAAGTTGTAATGGGAAGCTATGGCCCACACAACCTCTTTCCAATTACTGGGGATGGAGTTTACTTTAAAAAACTTTCCATCACTCCCACAATTTTGATAACATCATTCATGTCAATTTCACCAATAACTTCCTCAGACAGCTCTGCCATAGCAGCAATAAGAGGAAGCATTTTTGCCGGATCCATATTTCCCTTGCTCTTGATGATATCGGAGGGGAGAAGTTTCAGATGTTTTGCTTTCATCCTTCCAATTGTTATTCTTGATATGGTTATCTCCCCACCCTCTGCTGACTTTACTGTTATGGGGTAATCAAGCTCAACCACATTGCTTTTCTCTGTATTTTCCACATTTACCTCTCTTTTAAAAGCCTCTTAAACATTGTTTTTAAGGCCGTACAGAGGCTTTAACCTCTGCCGGCATCCCTTTCTATTACTATTCAACACCCTCAGTCCAGTATTCACCTATGAAAGCAACTTCTGTCTCACCTTCTCCACCTGTTAAGGTAAAATTCCCAACACAAGTGGCATCCTTCATGGTGTACACCTTTCCTCCTCCAGAGGCTCTGAAAATAACAGTTCCATTGCCATTTATGGAAGCAAGGTCAGAGAGCATCACATCTTCTCTGTCTGTTATCTTTACTTCGCATTTGGCAACAACTGGTTCTTCAACAAACCCATGGATTCCTGTATCACCAAGAACTTCCTTTCTTTCAAAAGAAGGTTTTCCCGATATACCGATACCACTTGCTGTCGCTCCGGGCTTATTCAGCAAGGGAGTTCCATTCACCAGCACTTCAACTCTTCCTGTTACACGTTTTGGCATCTTATCCCCCTTATAGTATGAACTGTATTATGCCAGCAAGAACCCTGAACTGGTTTATAAGGTCTGGAGGCAATAATGTATTAACACGATTTACATCACTGGTATCTCTCTCAACTATGAGATTATCGATGAAATCATCAAGATTCTCTATCAAGCCAATATCCCTTAACAAAGTGAATAAAGCAATAATCTCCTGTCGTATTGTCTTTGGTGTGACAACATAGGAACCAGGAGTGACTGGAAATCCATCATCAGCAAGTTTGAATCTTGGAATAATGAACCTTGATATCATTCTTGCCTTGAACTGATATCTTATCTCTGCCAACGTAGCCAGAGTTTCGACATCAAGATAAGAAGGGTCAGGAATACCAAGGGCATTTTTCTGATATGTGGTTATACACCTTTCAATCAGAGGATTGCCAACAGAATCATAAGTCACTGTAGCAATGCCATCATATAACAGTATATCTCTTTCAGCTCTTGAGAACCTTGAAGACTTTGGCGGAGGCATAACACCTTTCAGTTCAAGAAATTGAAGAGGCCTTGCCGGATCATTATTCAGCTTGCTTGCGGCTACAGCACCAAGAGCTGCTGCCCATTCCTCTGGAGCTGAAGGGCTATCATACAGGCCAAGTATGGTATTATGAGGACTGTTCCTGCTGTTACCAAGAGTGGTACAACTTGCCAGTGCTCCTCTCACACAAGCAAAACCATGCCCCCAGAGGTCTTCAAGCGGTAAGAACCTATCAGAAAGCTCATCCTCAATTTCTTTAAGGTTGCCAGCATCAACATAAGGCTGAATAATATGATGAAACTGCTGTCCATCTATAACTGCCCAGGCAGCTCCAATGTCTGGATCACCAGTGCCTGAAGCAAAGGCAGTTATTTTGGCAGAATCTCCAAAACCAGTTGGATGGCTCTGGCCATCATAATAATTGAATCTGAAATCAAGGTAATTTCCCTGAGCTCCAATCTGGACTGCTATGAGATTGAGGGCTGAAGTGGCATTTGTTGAGGCATACATTGGCAGAGTTGAATCCGCATTTATAGTGGAGGCAACTGCACTGTTAATATCTGTAGCACTCCATCCGCTGTAAAGAGTCTCCTGTATCTGCTTTCCATTCAGCATCATGTTAACAGGTCCAGTCCCTGATAAAGAAAAGCCTGTTGCTGAAAGAGCTATTGAAAACTGAACTGTGGCTGAAGCTGCTACACCCCCTGCAGGGTCACTTATAGACACAGCATACAGCTCTGTGTTTGGATTGTTCTCCTTGAATATGTTGGCCATCCTGGCAAGTATGGAACCGGGACCAAAATATCCATCAGCAAGACCATCACTGGTGAGAGCATATAGCACCTCATTCTCAGCAGAGCCTTCACTCACCTTCTGCCCAATAAGCAGAACCTTGTAAGGATTGGCCAGAAGCCCCTTGAGTGCCCTTGAATTATCAACCTCAACATATGCTCCTGGAGTCCTTATTGTGTCAGGTATATTGTTAAAACTTACTGGCATATCATTCCTCCATTGTCTTTATTGGTGTCACAACTTTCGTTGTCTTTTTCTGAATCTGCTCTGAACAGGAGCCATCATTGACTCTCCTTCTCCAATATCTGCCTTCAGGACCAATCCAGGGCTTCACTGCCCCTTCTGCTGGCAGAATGTTTTTACTGACTGGATCCCTTATAAGCAATCCAGCCTTTGGAACCAGAAACTTTGTTTCATTACTCATCTCCACTCCTCCATTTATTCTTTTAACGTCTTAAATGCACTTGTAAACCCTCTCCAGAAAGAGCCTTCATTTGGATTCTTTGTCAGGTCTATCCATAAAGCCATATCTGGGAGAGAGACATCAGGGAAACCATCATTCAGTGGCAATCCCAATATTGAACCATCATAAAGTCTCATATCGGTGCCAAGAACAAAGTTGGCATATATAATATCCAAGTCAGGCAAATCACTTCTTGAGTATTTGCCATCAGCAGTCATTCCTGTTCTGGGCCTGTTGTTTGGATGAATTGGACTTTCTGGGTTTGTGACATCAGCATCCTCAATTGTTGAGATTGCAATTACTTCCTTTGTCATCAATCCGGCATCAATCATAGTCATATCCTCACCCCCTATCCTTGACTTGAATTCAAACCTGAACATATACCACATCCAGCCATCATTGAGCTGCATCAGCTGGCCTCCCCGATAATAAAGATTGCTTTCTGTCCAGGAAAGCTCTCTGCCAATCAAAGTCCTGAAAAGCTCCTCTCTAACATCATGTAGCCTGTCATATGCTGTTAATCCTGTTTTATCCTCCTGATAAGGAACACTTTTCAGAGCAACGACAACTCCAAACCTTTCTGTTATGACCTGGTCAATACCATTCTCAACAGCATTAGCAGCACAGTCATCTTCAAGAGGAATGACAAAGGCCATATCTGTCTTGAGAGTATTCTTGACAGCAAGATCAAACTCAGCTGCTCCAGCAACAAAATTGCCAAAGTGAGTATTAGCAAGCCTTAACAATAATACAATCGGTCCAAGTCTCATTTCTTTCTAATCATCTCCTTTATGAGATTATTAACACCAGTCATTATTCCAGGCATCTCTTTCTCAACAGCAGGATTGAGCCATGGTCTCGCTGCCATTCTCTTTGTTCCCTTTTCAAGTAGTACTCCATGAGGAGCAGCATCAGTTGCTCCAAACTCAACAGCATCCTTTCTGACATCCACAATAAGAGACTTAATCAAATCACCTGTATCTATGGCAGGCGGACTTCCTGGAGCAGATGGGTGATGTACTTTACTTCCTCTCTTATAAAACCAGGAAGCTCTGTTTGTATTCTGCATAGACTTTATTGCTGTATTTCTCAGAGCATTGGCTCCTGTCACAAATACCTTAAAAAGAGCACTGGCTCCATTCTGAGATAAGTTGGTGACGGTGAATTTAAGCTTTGCCCAATCTCCACCAAGAGTAACTTTTGGATTATCTCCTGCCATTATTCATAACCCTCCTGAGCTCCTGTTCCGGATTCTTCAAGCTCTTTGACTCCAAGTTTCATCAGCTCTGAAAAATTGTCATCTCTCTGGATTGAAATTATTCTGAACCTTCTGCCTTTCACAGTTGAGCCTTTTTGAAGGAATAAGAAATATTCACTTTTAAGTGGTGCCAAGTCCTCTATATTATCAAATGCAGAATCAAAGGCACCACTGACCTGCTTGCCAAAATATTTAATTGCTGAAAGTCTTACAGTGAATTCATGAGTCACTATTTCTTCAGGATTGGCATTCTGGAACATGATAGCTCTCACAAACTTGGCTGATGTATTACTGACATGAGAGATTCTTGCCCATATTGTAGTCAGTGTAGTATAGGTAATGTCAAAACCACCTCTGTTATTTGGTTCCTGGTTAGAGGTCTGAATTTGTATTCTCTGTTTTAATTTCGGGGCCAAATATCCCATATCAATACCATATCATCCTATAAGGATTTAATATTGTTTTCACTTCTGGAGGAGGAGTGCCAGTCATAGCTCTGTTCTCATAAACAGCTGTTGCCCATTGCATAATAGCTGTTCTCAATCCCTCCGGAACATTACTTGCTGCTGAACCATACCCACAAGTAAAATCAATCTGGAATCCTCCATGATATCTGTCATTAGATGGCCATTCAGCTCCATTCTTAATAACAAGCTTTCCCGGCTCTGCATCTGTTATTACAAAGTAATTGCCACTTGAATAAGTTGTCTCTGTACTGTCCTCATCAACTGTCTTGACAGAATCAATAGAAATAAGAGGAGACCTTGGAATCTCAACAACATCTCCAGGCCACCAATCAAGTCTCATTCTCCACTGCTGTTCAATAATAGCTCTCCAAGTATATGCCTCAATGGAAATTCTTACAGCAGTGATAAAAGATTCCAGCAGAGAATCTTCATCATCACCATCTATTCTTGCAAATATTTTCAGCTCATCAACAGACACAGGCTCACAGGAAGGCCCAGAGATGAGGGTGAAACTTCTATTGGCTTTTGGGTCCAATTCTCTGCTGGTTATCATCGCACTTATCCTTTATCCTTTACAGCATCTCTGCCTTTGCTCTTTCCAGCATTCTGTTCTGCCAGAATCCTTTTTGCCTCTTCTTCAGCTTCTTTCTCCTCTTCCTCTTTTGACTTTCCTTTATCTCCGGATTTATTTTCCGGAGCAGGGCCAGCTGATTTATTATCAGGAGCACTTGCTGATTTTACTTCTTCAGCCACCCCAATAGAGATAAAAGCTGAGGCAAGTCTTTCAGGGAGGTCATATTCTTTTCCAGCCTCAAACTTCTGAATATGTATCCCATCCCTACTGCCTGGAGTGGTCTTTTTCATCTTAACAAGCATTCAATCCTCCTTATGCTCCAAGCATCTCTGTGACATTATCTGCATCAGCATTAACAACAGCCCAGGTTCCATCTTTAACACAGAGAAGTTCAACCCATCCCCAGCTTGTTGCTGACTGCCTTATGGCTATGGAAGAAAGCTCTATGCCATTAGACCCAAAGAGCTTGACTCCAGCAAGTCCATCATTGCCAGAAGCATGGAATTGAAGGCTGGCATTATTTCCAGCAGCATTGGTAAATCTCAGCATTAGCTTCTGTCCAGTTATTCCTGAATGAAGCCTGCAGGAGCCATTTGTCATGGTATTTGTTACAGAAAAATGAATAATACCATAATCACTTGGCATCACTGGAGCTGCTGAGCCTCCTGCTGCTGAAAGAACTGTTGAACCTGTAGAGAGGTTTGTCCAGGTGAACTGCTGAGTTGCTCTGAGTAATGCCTTGAGATTCTCTCCAGAGGCTGTAAGTGAACCAGCATAAAAGATAAAGGCATCATCGACATCTATAGCACCACCACTCTCAACAGTTATCTTGCCACCACTGGCAATTACCTGTTCATCAGCCCCCTGTTTCAGAAATACTTTCTGATTGTTATAAGTTTCATTTGCCATTTTATCCTCCTTGGCTCCCGGCCCAATTAAGAGCCGGGAAAGCTTACATTAAAGCACCTGTGGTTCCTGTACAGGCCAGTTAGCTGGCATACCAAGAACAGCAATTGCACCCATACTGTAAGTTGAAGGAGCTCCCACCTCAGAGACTCTCAGCCTGATCCATCTCCTTGGGCCTATGTAACCAACAGCAAAGACCATACAAGCATAACTTGTAACAGAGGCTATGCTCTGGAATATGCCGGAGTTCAGAGTGCTGTATGCTCCAGCTGTTCCAACAACACTGTGAAGCATCTGTGAAGGATAAACCTCAGAGAAGTTCACTGAACCATCTGCATCTGAATTGGCATGCTCCAGCATAAGCTGGAATCTATTATCAGCAGACAGAGCACCACCGCCTGTTGCTGTTCCGACATTTACAATTATGGTTGCTGTCTGATATCCTCTAACATCAACAGATATTCCGTTTGTAGCACCACCAGCAGTAACATCCTGTGGTTCAAGAGCCTGAAAAAACTTGAATCCACTGTAACCATCTCTCATATTAACACCTTGTTCGGGCATTTCATTCCTCCTATAATTATGCTGAAATCACGCCAATTTTAATGGCTTCAAAGTTTGTTACATCTCCACCAACTCTCTTTCTTGTATAGAACTCAACAAGAGGCTTCACTGTGTATGGATCTCTCTGAATTGTTATACCAAGCCTGTCAACAATTGTGTAGGCTTCTTTCCAGTCAGCGAGAGCAACAGAAAGAGCACCCGCAGCAACGGCTGGCATAGTTGTAGACATTCTTACAGGTATGCCAAGAATTGAACTGCCAGGGTCAGAAGCAAGCATTGAAGGCTTCCATATATAATTCCCGGAACCATCTTTGAGCTTCATAGCAGCAGCAACAGTTGAACGATTCATAAGCCAGGCCAGAGCCATTCCAAGGAACTGTTCTTTGAGGGAATATTTTATGTCAATAAATCCATCTGCTGTAAGAGCAGTGGCGTGACCCATATTCACCTGTTCAATCTGGCCATAATTTGTACCATTGGCATATGTCAGGAAGCCCCTGGGCTTGCCAACACCATCACCAGATACAAAAGCAGCTCCTTCAACTCTGCCGAAACGATTGGCAACTTTATCTGCTACCCAGTTTTCAATGTTGATTCCTGAATCCTCTATAAGCATCTGAGTTGCCCTGGGCTTGGCATACATTGTAAAGGTTGTTATTTCCTTGCTCTTAAATTTTGGTGTTCCTGTTTCAGCTCCAGCAACTGACTCTGATTCCCAGCCATATGAAGCCTCATCCCAGTCAACCATAAACTCTATTGACCTTGTTGATATGCTCTCAACAGAGGCAAGCTGACGGATTGGATCCATTTCATACATCCTCTG